GCTGGCTGGAGCGTGGCCTGGCCGAAGGGCTCTCGGCGCTGCTGACGCTGGGTCTTGACGGCACGCCCGCCGCCGATGTGATCTGCCGCACCGCCGATATCTGGCGGCTGGTGGCCCAGCGCCAGGGCTTGAAGATTGAAGAGATCGACGCGCCGCGCATCCGCAAGGGTTTTGAAAAGCTGCTGTCCCAGGGGCTTAAGCGCTGGCCCGAGCCCGCCGCGCTGATCGAGGCCCTGCCGCGCCGGCCAGACCGGCCAAAGCTCGACGAGCCGCCGCTCAGCGACGCAGAGCGCGAAGCCGGAAAACAGCGGCTGCGCGAGCTGCGCGAACAGCTTGCCAAGAAAGGAGAGTGAACAGCCTATGGACCTCGCCCAAGAAAAGCTCAACGGCATGCTCAAGGCCGCAGGCCTGCCGGTGCGCCCCAGCTACCGGCGCAGCGAGGTGTGTCTGATCCTTGGTGTCTCCGAGCGCACCTTTTGGCGCATGGTCGCCGCCTACGATCAGGGAATTGACGGCAGCCCCCGCCTGCCCTGGACGCTCGATAGCTACATGACGCGCGGCCACCACCGGGTGCGCTACCAGGAGCTGGTTGATTTTCTGGCCCGCAACCGCACCATCACCCGCAAATTTGACGACCCCAACCAGATGGACCTGCCTCTTTAGAGTTCTCTCACCCCATGTGACAAACCGCCCGCCACCCGGCGGGCTTTTTCATACCCTGACCGTGACAGAATACGTCACACCATAGCGCCGTCGGGCCCGCCTGGCGGCTTTAAGGGTATCGGCATGGGTCACTCCGAAACAGATCATTTCGACAACGCGGTGATGCGCACCATTCAGCACGAAGGCGGCTACGTCGACGACGCGAAGGACAGCGGCGGCGAGACGAAGTATGGCATCAGCCGCCGCGCCTATCCTGGGGTTGATATCGCCAACCTCTCGATGGCCCACGCCATCGCCATCTATCGCAACGACTATTGGGAGAAGCCCGGCATCTGGCGCATTAAGCACCCGGATCTGGCCGCGCGCCTGTTCGACCTGGGCGTCAACTGCGGCCCGGTTGCGGCCGTGCGCATGCTGCAGCGCGCCTGCAACCTGCTGCGCGCCGGCGGCTCTCTGGTTGAAGACGGGTTGCTTGGCCCCGTCACCGCCGCCGCCGTCAACGAGTACGACCACCCGCGCGCCCTGCTTGCTGCGCTTAAATACCAGGCCGCAGGGCACTACATATCCCTTGATCAGCCGCGCTTTCTGGCCGGCTGGCTGGGCCGTCTCGAAAGCTGAAAGGAGCACACCCTATGGCAACCGGCAAGAAAATCTATCTCTCCAAAACCTTCTGGGTCAACGTCATCGCTCTTCTGGCGATGCTTTTACAGTCCTTTACGGGCTTTATCATCGACGTTGAAGCTCAGGCCTCGATCCTTGCGTTTATCAATGTGGTGTTGCGCCTGGTGACAAAAGAACCGGTGACCTGGGGGGGCACGACCGACCCGCAGATCGGCGCGCAGGGCACGGACTAAGCGGCGGTGTTTGAGGCGATTGCAGGCATCGCGGCGGTCATCGTCGCGATGCTGCACCACTATAACACGCGCCGCGCAGAGCGCGAAGAGCGCCGGGAGCGAAGCGATGAGCAGAGCATTCGCCGTGCTGTGGCTGAAAGGGACGCTGATCGCGTCAGTGTTCGCATTGACGAGCTGCGCCGCAAAGCCGCCCGAGACCGTTTATCTGCGGGGAAGCAGCGAGACGATCGCGCTTGAGGCAGAAGAGCCCGCCCCCTTTACCGGATGGCTGCTCTCCGACGAGGCGCTGGTCGATCTGCTGGAGTGCTGCGGAGACCGGCTGCAAAAAGAATAACCGATATGGCTGATGATATTGACCGGGCGCAGATACACAACGAGCGCTACCAGGCCCAGGCGCTCGACGCCTGGCGCAACCGACAGAGCAGCGCCGCAGGGCGCACGTACTGTATCGACTGCGAAGAGGAGATCCCATTGAAACGCCGCACCGCCAACCCCGCAGCAGTGCGCTGCATCGACTGTCAAAAAGAGATCGAGGCGCGCAGATGATCGAGGACTACAGCGCCGCGAGGTTTTGGTTCGACGTCGTCCAGGTGGGTGGTCTGGTTGCGTTGGGGGTCTATTCGTGGTGGCGCGACAGGGAGAAGATCACGGCGAAGCGATTCAGGGCGCTCGAAGACGATGTTCGTTCCCGGGCCACGCAGGCCGCGCTGGCAGAGATCGAGGCGCAGCGCATCACCCGATGTGAGGCGCATACCCGCCGAGTGACAGACGCGGAAAGCGCCGTCAGCCGGGTGGGGGCCGAGATCCGGCAGATGCCCAGTCGCGAAGAGCTGCGGCACCTGGCAGGCGGTATGGCTGAGCTATCTGAGAAGCTTGGGAAGGTCGAAGGGCGGCTGGATGGGATCAACAGGATGGCGGAGCTGATGAATGAATTTCTGATTAACCAGGGAGGCAGAAGATGAGCTTTGCCGATGTCGTGACAGCGGATATCCGGCTGGTGATTTTAAAGGCGCTGGCCGAAAACCAGGGCTACAGCGCAAACGAGTCCATCCTGCAAGAGATCCTAGGGCTTTTCGGGCACACCGTGACCCGTGACCGGATGCGCACCGAGCTTGGCTGGCTCGAAGAGCAGGGGCTGGTCACGGTCTGCGATGCCGCAGGCATCAAGGTTGCGCGCATCACCGGGCGCGGCATCGAGGTCTCCACAGGGGCCGCCCGCGTCGACGGCATCAAGCGCCCCAGGCCGAGGGCGTAACCTATGGGCCGCGCGCGCAAAAAGCGCCAGCAGTCGAGCATTGACCTTTTGCCCGACGATATCCGCGCCCAGCTCAACGAGTTATTGGCCGATCGCCGCGTCACGCAGCTTGAAGCGGTGCGGCGCATCAACACCGTGCTAGATGATCTGCGCACCCGCGCCGATCTGCCCGACGGCACGCCGGAGCGGCTGAGCAAAAGCGCGGTCAACCGCTATGCGCTGGAGATGGAGGAGATCGGCAAGGATCTACGCGAGTCTCGCGAAATTGCGGAGGTGTGGATCGGAAAGCTCGGCGCCGCTCCCCAGGGGCAGGTCGGCAGCCTGGTCAACGAGATTCTGCGCAGCCTCTCTTTCGATCTGACCCGCATGCTCAAGCGCGGCGGGGTCGACCCTGAGAACGCCCCGGCGGTGGTCGGCATGCTTAAAGACCTTGCACTGACCACGCAGCGTCTTGAGCAGGCCGCAAATCTCAACGTCAAGCGCGAGGCAGAGATCCGCAAACAGGCCGCCGAGGCCGCAGCCGACGTGACGGAGAAGACCCTGGCGAACCAGGGCATGAGCCGCGATTCGATCGAGGCGATTAAACGCGAAATCCTGGGGACTGCATGAGCGAGACGCCAGAAAGCCTTCTATTACCCTATCAGCGGCGCTGGGTTGCCGATGAATCGCAGCTCAAGATCGCCGAGAAAAGCCGCCGGACAGGTCTGACCTGGGCCGAAGCGGCCGACGCGGTTCTCTCCGCCAGCGCCTCAAAAGCGGCAGGCGGCACCAATCATTTCTACGTCGGCTCCAACAAGGAGATGGCGATCGAGTTTATCGACGCCTGCGCCATGTGGGCCAAGGCGTTCAACCGGGCCGCCAGCGAGATCCAGGAAGAGATCCTTGAAGACGAGGACAAAGACATCCTCACCTACACCATCCGCTTTACCAGCGGGTTCAAGATTCAGGCGCTTTCCTCCAGGCCCTCGAACATGCGCGGCCGGCAGGGCAACGTCGTCATTGATGAGGCCGCCTTTCACGAGCAGCTGGCCGAAGTGCTCAAAGCGGCGCTGGCGCTGACCATGTGGGGCGCAAAGGTGCGGCTGATCAGCACCCACAACGGGGTTGAGAACCTGTTCAACGAGATCATCCAGGACAGCCGCGCCGGTAAAAAACGCTACAGCGTGCACCGCATCACCCTGGATGACGCCTGCCGCGACGGTCTGTACAAACGCATCTGCCAAGTGCGCGGCACCGACTGGAGCCAGGCGGCCGAAGGCGAATGGAAAAACAACCTGCTGCGCGACACCGCCACCCGCGAAGATGCGCTGGAGGAATACTACTGCGTACCCAAGAGCGGCGGCGGGGCGTACCTCTCCCGCGCGCTGATCGAGGCCCGCATGGTCGAAGCGCCGGTGCTGCGCTTCGAGGGGTCGACCGAGTTCAACGCCTGGCCGGAGCATCTGCGTGAGGCTGAAATCCGCGACTGGTGCGAGAAAGAACTGCTGCCGCACCTCACCGCCCTTGACCCGGGCGACCCGCACGCTTTCGGGGAAGACTTCGGGCGCTCCGGCGACCTCACGGTGCTCGCCCCGATTGCCATCCACCGCGACCTCTCGCGGGTTGTGCCGTTCCTGGTGGAGCTGCGCAACACGCCGTTCAAGCAGCAGGAGCAGGTGCTCAACTACATTGCCGACCGCCTGCCGCGCTTTCAGGCCGGCGCACTCGATGCGCGCGGCAACGGGCAGTACCTGGCCGAGCAGACCGCCTACCGCTACGGCGCGGGGCGCATCGAATGCGTCATGCTCTCGCAGGCCTGGTACCTGGAGAACATGCCAAAGCTCAAAGCGGCGTTCGAGGATGATCTGCTCTCCATCCCCCGCGACCGCGAGGTGCTCGACGATCTGCGCGCTCTGCAGGTGGTCAAGGGGATCCCGAGGCTTCCGGAGGGCAAGACCGGCGACAGCAAAAACCGCCACGGCGACGCCGCCATCGCCATTGCCATGGCGTACTACGCAAGCCTGATGGAGGCGGTGGAAATCGAGTTTACCGCCGCGCCTGGGGCGAACAGCGGCTGGAACGGCAGCGCCGACGAAACCGATAACGAAGAAGACCTGGTCGAGACCGGAGGTGCATGGTGAGTGTCAAAAGCCTGGTCAAGCGGCTGTTCGGCGCAGATGAAACCGACGCGCTCAAAGAGCAGCAGACCGACAACGAATCGCGCGTCGGCATGCTCAAGCGCGAATTCGCCGAGCACCCCAGCAAAGGCCTGACCCCGGCGCGGCTCTACCGCATCCTGGAAGACGCCGAGCGCGGCGACATCAAGGCGCAGCATGAGCTGTTCGACGATATGGAAGAGAAGGATCCGCAGATCGCCGCCGACCTGGGCAAGCGCCGCCAGCTCGCCGCCGAAATGGAATGGCAGATCGTGGCGCCCGACGGCGCAAACGCCCAGGAGAAAAAGGCGGCGGAATTCTGCGCCGACGTGTTCAGCGGCATCGAAGTCGAAGATCTGATTATCGAAATGGGCTCTGGCATCGGCCACGGCTGGGCCAACCTTGAGCTGCCCTGGTCGGTCGACGGCGGCCGGCGCATCATCGAGCAGCCGCTCTTTCGGCCGCATTCGTGGTTTCGCCTGCCGTTCGACAACCAGCAGGAGCTGCGCCTGCGCGACAACTCCGCAACCGGCGCGCCGCTGTGGCCGCTTGGCTGGGTGCAGCACCGCCACCGCGCCAAGGCGGGCTACGTGTCCAGGTCCGGCCTGCACCGGGTGCTGGTGTGGCCCTACCTGTTTCAGAACTACGCCCTGGGCGATCTGGCCGAGCTGCTGGAGATCTACGGGCTTCCGGCGCGCATCGGCACCTATCCGCGCAACGCCACGGACAAAGAGAAGGCCACGCTGCTGCGCGCGGTCACAAGCCTGGGGCACCGCGCCGCCGGCATCATCCCCGAAGGGATGCAGATCGAGTTCAAGGAGGCCGCCGACGGCAAGGCCGACCTGTTCGAAAGCATGATGCGCTGGTGCGAGCGGGCCAAGGGCAAATCCATTCTCGGCTCGACCCTGACCAGCGGCACAGGCGAGGGCACCAATACCAACGCGCTGGGCAAGGTGCACGAGAGAAGCCAGCAGAGTCTGCTGCGCTCCGACGTGCGCCAGTACGCAGGCACCATCTGCCGCGACATTCTGTGGCCGATGGCCGCGCTCAACTTCGGCATCGAAGACCGCCGCCGCGCGCCGAGGTTCTTCCTCGACCCCGGCGACACCGAGGATTTCAAGCTGCTCTCGGAGAGCCTGCCGGTGTTTGTCGACCTGGGCGCCAAGATCCCCGCCTGGTGGCTGCATGAAAAGACCCGCATCCCGCAGGCCGAAGAAGGAGAAGAGGTTTTGCAGAGAAGCGTCAAACCCGCACCGCCCGAGTCTCTGACCGCGCTTGCGGCGCTTAAAGGGCAGAGTGAAGCCGATGACCCGCAGGCGCAGCAGATTGACCGGCTCGAGCGTGAAGCGCGCAAGCCGGTCGAAGACATGGTCGAGGTGATCCGCCGCAAGGTGGAGCAGGCGAGCTCTCTCGAGGAGCTGCGCGACTCGCTGATCGAGGCCTGGCCCGAGATGGATTCGGACGCGCTGGCCGATGCAATGGCGCAGGCTCTGGCCGCTGCGGCCCTGGCCGGGCGCTACGAGATTCTGGAGGGGCTCTAGGATGGCCGAGTACGGCAGCCTGTCTTTTGCGGAGCAGATAGCGTTTTTCCGTGAGAAGTATCCGCAGCTTACAGCGGTCTGGACCGATGTTTATGCGGCAGAGCACGACCACGCCTTCATGGTGGCAGGCGCGGCCAAGGCGGATCTGCTGGCCGACCTGCGCACAGCGGTGGACAAGGCGATCGCCGAAGGCACCACCCTGGAGGAGTTTCGCCGCGACTTTGACGAGATCGTCGAGCGACGCGGCTGGAGCTACACCGGAGGGCGCAACTGGCGCACCCGGGTGATCTT